ATGGTCTGTTTATACCCCAAAACGAGTCGATAAGTCATGATTAGTGATGATCAGGTCATGATTGATACCCCAACGGCTGAAACAGGCTCAGATCGGCTCACATCGGTTTTTTTGCCGGTAACAGCTCCACGAATTCACTCACCGCTCAATGATTTGCCGTCACGCGGCTTCGAATTGATTGATTTCGCTGACCAGATTCTCCCAAATGGTTTTATGCCGTGGCAAAAGTGGCTGGCCGAGCACAGCTTGAAAATCAAACCCGATGGGCGGTATCACCATCCCGTAACTGTGGCCAGCGTTGCTCGTCAAAATGGTAAGAGCACCTACATGATGGCCAGAATCATGATGGGTCTTTTCCATTGGGATGAGTCATTGCAAGTTTCCACAGCTCACCGATTGGTGACATCGCTGGAGCAATTTCGAGCGATTGTGCAGATCATTGAGGAAAATGCGGATTTGGCCAATCAGGTAAAGCGCATCCGCTGGCAACATGGAGCCGAGGAAATTCAAACGCTCAAAGGCAATCGTTTCATTATCAAGGCTGGAGGCTCGGCAGCTCGTGGATTGTCAAAACCGGAAACCATCCACATGGATGAAATCCGGGAATTGCATGACATGGAAACTTTTGCAGCTATGCGGTACACCTTGATGGCTGCCAAAAATCCACAGGTCAATTGCTTCAGCTCGGCCGGTGATTCTGAATCAATTGCGCGAAAGAGGATTGGCCGCAGCTAGTGGGGCAAGCGATGATGTGGGCTATTTTGAGTGGTCAGCACCGACTGATGAAATTTCATTGGAAAATGCAGCATGGGCCAATCCCGGCCTTAACATAACAATTCACCCGGACAACATCCGAGCCGTTTTCAATGATCCACCCGATGTTGTGATGACTGAGGTTTTGAATCGATGGGTTCAGACAATTTCCAGCGTGGTCGGTGCCAAAGAGTGGCAAGAGTGTGGCGATGAAACAATTGATCTGGATGAGGACAAGCTCACATGGATGGCGATCGACATTTCACCGGACAGAAAACACGCTGCATTGTGCGCGGCCCAAAAGCTTGGCTCGGAGTCATTTGTCGTGAAGCTTTTGCATACATGGGAAAACACAATCCAGCTGGATGATCGGGCGATTGCCAATGATGCAGCTTCTTATTGCCGAAAGTACCCAATTGAGTATTTGCTTTACTCAAGGCGCACAAGCGGTGCTGTTGCAGCTCGTATGCAGCCGGCCGGTATTCCAATTCATGACATGGATGCTGACTATCCTCAAGCGTGTGATGAATTATTGGGTGCAATCAATTCTGGTCGCTTAAAACACCGAAATCAATCAAAGCTGACAGAGCAAATTCTTTCAGCTGTGCAATTGCGTAGAGGCGATGGCGGTTGGGTTATAGGAAGGCGTGCGAGCGGTACGGCCGTGGCCGCTGCCGTAGCAGCCGCATTGTGTACACACTTTGCGACACGCCCAGAAACCGAAATCGACATTTTAGTGGGTTGATGCTTGACATTTTGAGAAAATCCGCTCATGGGATTATTTGATCGAAAGCGCACCATTGAAGCTGTGGCAATTGACCGCGGTGCCGATGTAGCTGCACAAATTGGGCCAGCTCCAACGCTGGATGCATTTTTCCCATTTGGTGGAGCTGATTACATCGTCAGCCGCGAGGAAGCTATGTCTGTGCCAGCAATTGCTCGCGCACGCAACATGATTTGTAATTCAATCGCCACGATTCCATTGATCACTCGTGACAAGACAACGGGTCAAATCATTGATCAACCGGTTGTGATTTCTGATCCGGATAAGCGAGTACCAGGAGCCGCATCCTGGGTGTGGGCTTGTGAGGATTTGCTTTTTACGGGGTTTAGTTATTTTCAGGTGATTGATCTATTTGCCGACACGGGCCGCGTGCGCCAAATGTGGCGCGTTGCTCCCAATCGTGTTGGCGTTTTCTTAAACTCAATTGGCACTCAGATTGAGTACTACACAGTCGATGGCACTCGTGTGCCAATGTCTGGTGTCGGATCACTTGTGGTTTTTTACGGCAACGATGAAGGTTTATTGAATCGCGCTGGTCGCACAATCCGTGCTGGTGCAGAGCTTGAAAGAGCAGCTGCAATGTACGCCAAAGAGCCGGTGCCATCGATGGTTTTGAAATCAAATGGCACAGCGTTGCCAGCTGATCGCATTGCAAAACTTTTGGATGCATGGGGCGCAGCTCGTAGAAATCGCGGTACCGCGTTTCTCAATGCTGATGTTGAATTGACAACAGTTGGATTTTCTCCAGAGCAAATCGGCCTCAATGCCGCACGCGAAATCATTGCAACCGAACTTGCACGAGCCGTGGGAATTCCGGCCTATTTTATTGACGCGCCAACTGGCTCCAGCATGACATACGCAAACGCTCAAACGGCTCGTCAAACTTTGTTGGATTTCTCATTGCTGCCGCTCATGAACAGCATTAGCTCAAGGTTATCCATGCCAGATTTCACCCCATCAACACAGCGCGTGGAATTTGATTTGAAGGCGTATTTGCGCGGATCAGAAAAAGAGCGTGCTGAGATTTATAAGATTTTATTTGAAATCGGTGCGATCACTACCGATGAAATTAGACAAATGGAGGACATGATCTCATGAAGCTGACAACACCAATGCAAATAACCGCAGCTGATTCAAATGCTCGCACAATCAGCGGTCGCATCGTTGCTTTTAATGAGCACGCAAATGCATCAACAGGCAAGGTCATTTTTGCTCGTGGATCAATTCAACCACAGGATGTTTTTCTTAACCTTGAGCACGACAACACACGCAGAATTGGTCGCAGCGTGGCCATGTCTGTTGATGATAAAGAAATGACAGCTACATTTCGCATTGCCAATACAACAGCCGGCACAGATGCGTTGGAGGAAGCAATGACTGGATTGCGTGACGGATTTTCAATTGAATTGGCGGTGGACAATTACGAAATGCAAAAGGATGGCACCATGAAGGTGCTCAATGGGCAGCTCACAGCTGTCGCTTTGGTTACTGAACCAGCTGTGCGATCAGCTCGCGTTTCTGAGGTAGCCGCATCAGAGGATTCTGAAACTGAAACAGTTACAGAGACAACAAACCCAAATGAAGGAGACAAGATGGACAACACTACCGAACCAGTAGCTCCTGCCGTTGAACCGGTAGCAGCTCCAGAGGTCGCACCAGTACAGGCATCACGCCCGGCTTATTACACAGCACCACGCTCACCAATCGTGGACAAGGTTTCTTACCTTGAGCACTACCTCAAGGCAAGCATTTTGCATGATGAGGATTCACGCCAGTATGTAAAAGCAGCTGACAACACAACATCAACAGCACCCGGCATGATCCCAACACCACAGAGCACAAATGTGATCAACGCACTTGCAAACGCTGACCGAGGCATGATCGATGCGATCAGCCGCGAAAGCCTAGTGAGCGAAGGTATGACATTTGAAATTCCAAAGGTTTCTGAGGTGCCTGTCGTTGATCAGATCAATGAAGGTCAAGCAATTGCTGAATCATCACTATCAGCGACATTTCTTTCTGTTTCTGTCAAGCCTTTCAAAGGCCGCGCAATTTCAACAGTCGAATTGATCGACCGCAGCCGTCCAGAATACTTGACAGCTTTGCTCCAGAATCTTGAATTTGCTTATGCAAAGGAAACAGATCAATTCGTGACAGCTGCAATTCAGGCAGCTGGAAACACAACAGCACAGGCAGCAAACACAGCAACAGGATTCCTTGGATACACATCAAAGGCTGTTGCAAATGTTTATGGCGCATCACTTGGATTCGCTCGCTCACTTGTAGTTTCACCAACACAATGGGGAAACATCATGGGTTACAACGACAATGGAGCACCGCTATACAACGCGGCTAATCCATCAAACCAAGCTGGAAATGTTGGAAACGGCTCATTGCGCGGTGTAGTTTCACCGGGTCTGAACCTCCATGTTTCACGCTCAATCGGTACAGCTGGATCAACAACAGCCGAAGGCGATCTATCAATGGTTGTCATCAACCCAGATTCATACACATGGTACGAATCTCCACGCTTTACGCTACGCACCAATGTCAATTCTGACGGAACCATCGACATTTTGTATTATGGTTATGGCGCGCTGGCCACCAAAGTTGCGAATGGTGCAACTTGGAATAATTTGGCGTAAATCAAACAATCAATCATCGGTAGCGGTCGCTCCCGAACGCTACTGACACGAAAGGAACCGAGATGCCTGCAATAGTTACAGCCTCACAGCTTAGACAAATTTTGGGTGTCTCGGTTTCTTTGTATAGTGATGCTCAATTGGATTCATTTATAGATTCCGCTGAGCAAACAGTTTTGCCTTTACTTACGCA